TGCAGATATTAATGCAATATCGAAAGCTATTGATGCAGACAATTCTATGTGGGAAGAGGCTGCATACAAAGAAGGTTTATCGGTTGAAGCTTATAAGCAGAAGATGGCACTTGAAAGGGAAAATGCACAGTTGCGTGAAGCCCAGGAACAGTTAAAAGCACAGCAGGGCGCAGAGAAAATCTATTCTCAGTGGCTTGAAGATGCAGAAGCTGTAAAGCAGAAATATGGCTGGGATTTTGATATGGCAACTGAGCTTGAAAATAAGGATTTTACAGACTTGCTAGGAGCAGGAGTACAGTTTGAAGCAGCTTTTAAGGCAATTCACATGGATGAAATTGTTAACGGAGCAATGGCAAAGACTGCACAGAAAGTTTCAGAAGCAGTTGTAAATAACGTTAGAAGTAGAGCAAGCAGACCTAACGAAAATGGTATTGAGTCCTCAAATGCACGTACATTTAAGTCAGATCCAAATCAGTTTACGGATGCTGACATGGAAGAAATTGCAAGACGTGTAGAGGCAGGAGAAAGAATTGTCCTCTAACGTCAGAGAGGAGAATTAAATGAAGAATAGAAAGTTAATCAATTTACAGCTTATGGCTGTTTCACCTAATGCTACAACAGATGAAGCATTAAGCGATGAGATGAAGACATATTATGACAAGGAGCTTATCAGACTTGTATCTGCTAACCTTGTTCATGACCAGTTTGCACAGACTCGTGACATTCCTAAGAATGGCGGTAAGACAATCGAGTTTAGACAGTTTGACCCACTTCCAAAGTCTATGATTCCTTTGACAGAAGGTGTTACACCTAATGGACAGAAGGTATCTTTAAAGGCAAAGACTGCAGATGTAGAGCAGTATGGTGACTATGTACCATACACAGATGTCATTGATATGACAGCTATTGACCCTATGGTACTAGAGATCACTCGTCTTATCGCAGACCAGGCAGCACGTACTCTTGATTCTATTACAAGAGATGCTATTGCAGCTGGTACTCAGGTAAATTACGTAAATAATCGTCTTTCACGTTCAGCGCTTACAACATCAGATAAGATTGACGTTGACACAATTGTTAGAGCTGCAACTCTTCTTAAGAGAAGTAATACTCCTAAGATTAATGGTGAATATGTAGGTATCATTCATCCTGATGTAGCATATGATCTTATGCGTGACCCAGAATTCGTTGAATGGCAGAAGTATACAACTTCTGACAAGCTTTTCAAGGGTGAAATTGGAAAGATTGGCGGTGTTCGTTTCGTAGAGACAACAGAAGCAAAAATCTGGAATGATAACACATGTCCTGTAAAGACTGCAGCATCTGGTGATACCCCAGCAACTTACTATTCAGTATATTCAACACTTATTGTTGGTCTTAATGCATATGCAACTACAAAGGTTACAGGCGGTGGATTGCAGCAGATTATCAAGCCTATCGGTTATGGTAATGACCCACTTAACCAGCGTGGCTCTATCGGCTGGAAGGCAATGAAGGTATCTGAAATTCTCGTAGATGCATACATGGTTCGTATCGAGTCATTATCTACATATTCAGATATTTCAGATCCAAATTAATTGAATTAAAGAAGGGTGAGAAATCACCCTTCTGTATTTAAAGAAAGGAGTAGTTATGGCTAAGAATAACGAAGTAGAAACAACAGAAACTGTTGAAACAGCAGAAGCTACAGAAGCTGCTACAACAGAAGAGACTGTTGATAAAACAAAGAAGGCTTCCAAGAAGGACCCTGATGCTTATTTTAAGGAGCTTGTAGAAGTAGAGTTATATAAGGATGCAAAGAACAAAGGAGACGTTCTTGTAACTGTAAATGGAGAGAAGTTCCAAATCCAGCGAGGCAAGAAGGTAAAGGTTCCTCGTTATGTAAAAGAGGTTCTTGATAATCAGAAAAATATGAGAGATCTGGCTGTTGAGAGAATGGAACAGTTGCAGGCAGAATATGCTGAAAAGGAAAAGGCATTTTCTTAGAAGAGCTACTAAGGGCAGCACTAGATTGTGTTGCCCTTTTTTAGAAGGAGAAGAAATGACAGTAGAAAAATTATTAGCACAAGTAGATGAAGTTAAACCAAATACTTATGACGAAAATTTAAAACTTACGTGGCTATCCGAGCTAGAAGGAAGAATATTTGACCAGATTATCCTTACTCATAAGCATGATTTAGTAGACGATGGAGAAGGAAACTTAATTGAGCCGACATTTGCAGGATATACAGAGGAAAATGAAGATGCAGAGCTTCTGGCCCCTGATAGATATTGCGATTTATATAGAAATTATTTGTTTGCACAGATTGATTATTCAAACGGAGAATCAGACAGGTATACCAATTCTATGATCATGTTTAATAGTTCATTCAATGACTATTCAAACTGGTATAACAGAACTCATTTACCTATTCAGAAACCATTGAAACTATTTTCTAGGAGTTAAACCATGAAACTACCTAAATTAAGCGTTAAAAATGACAGTTTATCCGTTATCACAACATTCAGTGGCCTAAATAGAAACCTTAGAATAGGCGAAAACGAATTCGCTGACATGCAGAACATGACCAATGATTATTATCCAGCTTTTGGAAACAGAAAGCAGCGAGGAATAATCAAAACACTCACTAATCCTATGGGAGTGTGTGGCGGTGAAAAGCTATCTTATGTTGATGATAACAAGCTATATTATGATGAGTCTTTAGTATTACAACTGGATGAAACAGATGAAGAAAGACAGCTTGTAATGATGGGCGCATATCTTTGTGTTTTCCCTGATGGCATTGTGTATAACACAATTGACCACACCCATGCGACAATTGAAAACTCAAAGACATCAACAGGCGCTATAACAATGAGAATGTGTAAGCTGGATGGTACAGAATTTACAGACCAGAATACATACATCGGAACTACAGCACCATCAAACACATCACAATATCCTTACTGGCTTGATACATCTCAGAGTGATTCTGTAATCCTTAAGATGTGGAGCGACACTTATTCAATGTGGACATCCGTAGCTACAACCTATGTAAAGATATCTTCCACTGGAATAGGCGAAGGCTTTAAAGAATATGACTCAGTAAAGGTATCTGGTATCAGAACCAAAGGCTATAACGATTATGATTTTAACGATACATTAATCGTTTATGCTGCAGATACAGACTACATCATAGTTGCAGGCCTTATGGATTTATATTACCAGCAGGCTGCAGAATATCCTATCACAGTATCAAGAGAGCTTCCAAAGATGGATTTTATTTGCGAGATGAATAACAGATTGTTTGGTTGCAGATATGGCCTAAACAATGCTGGTGATTTTGTAAATGAAATCTATGCATGTAAATTAGGAGATCCTACAAATTGGAATTCATTCCCAGGCTTGCAAGGTGATAGCTACATTGCATCATGTGGTAGTGAGGGAGCTTTTACCGGAGCTGTTGCCTATGGTGGCTATGTATTTTTCTTTAAAGAAGATGGTTTCCACAAGCTATATGGTAATGCACCTTCCAACTTCCAAATGATATGGCGCCCATGCAGGGGTGTAGCAAAAGGAAGTTCTAAGAGCATAGCTGTAGTTGATGAGATATTGTTCTTTAAATCAAGAGATGCAGTAGTTGCCTATGATGGCTCAGAAGATACAATATCGACAAAACTAGGCCTTGAACCACTGTTTGATGCAGTTGCTTGTGGATATCGAAACAAGTATTACATCTCAATGCGTGACCAGGAATACAAATACAAGTTATATGTTTACGACATCACTAAAGGTACATGGACCATTGAAGATGATATGAGATGCAAATACATGGTGTATGCGAACAATGCAACCTATTTGTTTGATTGGAGCAATACCATATATGCAATAAACAATGAGTACATCTACCTTTATAATTTTCCTTCAGATGATTTGTTTCCATCAGATGATTTATATCCAGGCTATGTAAATGTAGCACCATATGAAGGTGTAAGAGAGTGGAGCTTTACTACTGGTGATTTAGGCATGGATAATCCATATAACAAGTATGTAAAGCGCATCAACTTAAGAATGCAGCAGGATGTAAATTCAAAGGTAAAGATAGAGGTAGAGTATGACTCTTCAGGAGACTGGGAGTTTGTAACAGAGCATTATGCTGATAAGAAACGCAATTATGAAATACCTATAGCAGTAAGACGAGCTGACCACATTAGATTAAGAATATCTGGCTGGGGAGAGTTCAGATTATTCAGCTTAACAAGAGCAGTCGAAGGTGGAAGCGGAGAGGATGAATCATGATAATCTTTGAACACCCAAGTATATCAAGTGAAAAGCCTGCATCAGAGCAGTTAAAACAGATGAGGTCTTATATTGATGATTTAGTTGATAGTTTAAATATGCTAGCTCAAGAGGTTGAACAGCTTAAGAAAGGAGAAAAATAATGGCATTCTTTTCCCAAAATTCTGAAGACTATATAAAAGCAATTAATAGCTTAGAAAAGCCAAAATACGAAAGTAAATACAACAATAAGATTGAGGAACAGCTTAATAAGATTCTCAATAGAGAAGACTTCTCTTATGATTTCAATGCTGACCCACTTTACCAGAACTATAAGGACCAGTATACAAAGCTAGGTAAAGAAGCAGCTATGAACGCATCAGCTTCAGCATCAGCTTTAACTGGTGGCTATGGTAACTCATATGCAGGTACTGCAGCTTCACAAGCTAATCAGCAGTATTTAACACAGCTTAATGAAAGAATTCCAGAGCTATACAATGCTGCAATGAATAAGTATCAGATGGAGACAGAGAACTTATACAACCAGTTCGGAGCATTGCAGACTGAGGAAAGCAGACAGTATGGAATGCATAGAGATAACGTATCTGACTATTACAATGACTGGGGCAATCTGCAGCAAGGATTTTCAACAGCTCAAGCTCATTAAGAGTGGCAGGAAGGTATGGATTATCAGAAGGCAAGAGATGCAGTATCTGATGCACAGTGGAATAAGCAGTTTGATTACAATTCTTCAAGAGATAACGTATCTGATTCTCAGTGGGATAAGCAGTTTGCATACCAGCAGGCAAGGGATGCAGTAGCAGATTCTCAGTGGGAGAAAGAATATCAGCTTGCATTATCCAAAGCTAGAAAGTCAGGAAGCAGTGGTGGTTCTGGTAGAAGCTCAAGTGGTTCTAGTAACAAGTATGATTATTCAGATACAAACTACACTGGACAGATTAGAGAGCTTGTAAAGGCTGCAAGTGCTGCAAACGACTGGTCTACAGATACAGTTGCAGAATATATCAATGGCTTAGTAAATAAGAAAGCTATTACTTCTGAAGAAGCTGAAAAGCTTTATGAAAACGCAATGTATTCATATCCACAGTATAGAGATAGAGTAAATAGATAGGGAGAATCTTATGGCTTTTGATGTTAGAGCAAAATATAGAAAAAATCATGATATAGCAAGCAGTGATAATCCAATGTTAGGAGATATGGGATTTTCACTTGAAAAAGATGCTGAAAGAACTCAGTATGAGGCAAGAAAACAGCAACAGCTTGAAAAGAATGCAAGATTAAGAGCGATAGAGTTGGCTAAGAGCAAGGCCGGCTCTAATGCTGCTTTAGAAACAAATTCTGTATCAGATGTAAATGCAGGAGATAATAGAACTACACAGACAGTACAGCCAGTATCATCATATGCAGCAGTTAGTGGAAATAGAATGCAGACACAGACACCTGTTTCTTCATATGCTGCATCTAATAACGCTATTGGAGTAAATAAAGTTAATTCTAATAGTAATTGGGCCAGTGAGAATGCTGAAAAATTGAATAAGGCAAAAACTGCATTAAATAAGAAAGCAGGTAATGAGGAAGCTATAACAGAAGAACAGTCATTAGATCATGCAAAAGAGGTTATTTCACCTTACATGAACGATAGCAAGCTTACATCATTGTTAGATAAGTATGCAAAGCTTGAATACTATCACGACATGGCTAATTCATCTTCTGGTAACAGATGGTTCGATTTATATAGCGTAGCAAATAAAAAAGAATATGATTCTATCAAAAATGAATTCCAGGAAGCAACAAATGTTTCTGATGAAGAATTTGAAAGAATAGCAGAAAACTATAAGTATTATGCAAATAACAAAGCAGCAGAAGAACAGACAAAAGCTATTGATAAAATGTCTTTAGGCTCTAAGTTGGCAATGTCACCAGTTGTTGTCATGGAAGATGTTGCTGGCAATGTTCAGGGAGTATTATCGGTAAAAGATAGCGAAACAAATGATCCAGAATTAGGTAGAGACTATAATTCTGCTTCTTTTGGATATAAAAACTTAGGAAATACAATAAAAGAATCTGTTCATAAAGATATTGATGAAGCTGTAGATGCAGATGAACATCCTGTATTAAACACAGTAGCTTCTAAAGCTTATGATGTGCCAATGATGGCTGCAGAGTCATATGTTTCTAATTTTATGGGGCCTGCAGGTTTAGCATCGTTTGGTTCAGGTGCTTATGCTGAAAATATGCGTGAAGCAGAAAATAGAGGACTTACTGAAGGACAAGCACAGACATATGCATCTGTAATGGGAATCACAGAAATAGCAACAGAAAAGATACCTTTTGACCACTTAGGAGAATTAATTAGAAATGGTGCTGCTAAAGAATCTGTAAAAGGTGCTATTCAACCATGGGCTAAAGCGATTGCAACTCAGATGGCTGAAGAAGGTCTTGAGGAAGGTGCAAACGATATTATTGATATTGTAGCGGATAGAATGATTAATGGCGATAAGAGCAAGATTAATCAAAACATCCAAATGTACATGTCACAAGACTATGCAGATAAATACAATAATGGAATTCTGTTAACTGAAAAGGAAGCAACAGCAAAAGCTTATAGTGATGAATTCTGGACAATTGTTGATGATACTGTCACAGGTGCATTATCTGGTGGAATGTCTGCAGGTGTAGCAGTGGGAGTTCATGCTGGCATGGAGACACACGCTGGAAGAACTATTGCTAAGGATAGTGAGGTTAACAATGCAGTATTAGAAGATATTTCATCTGATATGGATGCATACGAGTCACAAGAAGCTTATGACCAGGCACAGCAGACAAGAAAAGATGTAATATCTGCAGCTCAGAATAGATTATCAGGCAGACAGGCTAGAGAGCTTTATAGAAATGTAGTACAAGCGACAGACAATGCAGCACAGACTAGAACTAATATGATTAAGGCTGCAAATGAAGATGCACAAATCAGAAAAGAGATAGCTAATCAGCCAGATACATACAAAGCACCTGAAAAGACTCAAGCACAGATAGTAGAAGATATTGAGTTTGCATCTACACCTTATGAGCTTGCTAAAGCTATTGAAGCAGTAAAGACAGAGACAGATGAAATCAAAGAGCTTATTGCATTCAAGAGACAGGAGCTTGTAGATTTTGGAGCCAATGAAAAGGATGTAGACAATGCTATTACACCAAAGAAAGCTTTTGAGATGGGCCAGAAAGGTGAGCAGGTAACAGAAGAACAGCTTAAGGCTATTCCGGAAAGAGATAGACAGGAAGTCCTTGAAAACAATAATTATCAGCTCAATAAGACCATTATTAGAGAAAATCCTACTGCAATTATTGATAAGGAATCAGGTAAAGCATTCATACCTGCAGAAGTAAAAGTAGATGGTTCAGAAGTAGTTGTATTAGATGAAGCTGGTAATGAGCATAAAGAGCTATTCAACCCTAGAATTACAAGGGTGGAGTCTGTTTTATCGCAAGTATCAAAGGATTTTAACACTGGAAGATACACAGACCAGAGTAAATACAATACAACAGTGCAGCAGGCAGCTTATGCAATTGACATGGCTATCAATTCACCTGAAGCAGAGCCTATGTTAATAGGTATTGCAACTCAAAGTATTTTTGATAATGCATCAGTAGGAAGTAAGACATGGAGTGAGTACGTTAAAGGCACTCATGGTATGTTTACTAAGATTGACCAGACTGCAGCAGAAAAGCTTTATAATGAGGTCCGTGAGCAGGCTAGAAAGTCAGATTCTGCAAAGCAGGAAAATACAAAGGGCCAGCGCACTCATAATGAGACAGTATCAAAGACATTAAGAGAAAATCTTAGTGATGAAGCTGTAGCTTTATATGAGGCGCTAGGTAAGAAGATAGGATATGACTTTGTAGCATCTACAAATAAAGATGCTAGAGGTGATATCAACCCAGCAACAAGGACTATTTCTATCGGTGCTAATAACATTGATGAAATGTGGGCTGTAGCTAATCATGAAGCTATTGCTGAATATCTGCAAGCACATGGAAATGAAAAGGACTTGATGGCAGTCCAGGATGATATGCTTAATTACCTAGAAGAAAAGCTAGGTTCATTAGAGTACAACAATTTAATTAATGCATACCAGTCTGCATACAGAACAGGCGCAAAAGAAGGTAGTGTAGACGAAGGCAAGTCTAGACGAGCTGCAGCAAATGAAATGTTTAATGATACAGTATTTGCACTCATGTCTTCTGAAGAGGGTACAAAGGACTTTATTAATTGGGTAACAGAGAATAATGCACCTGCAGAACAGAAAACTATTCTTCAGAGAGCAAAGGATTTCTTTAAGAAGATATTTGATTATATTCAGAACTATGTACATTCTGGATCATTTAATGCTGCAGAAAAAGCTGCACTTGAAATGGATGCAAAGCAGGCCAGAGAGCTTAGAAAGAGAATCTTTAAGCTTATGGATGAAGCTATTGCTAATGTAGATGCAGCAGTAGGAGAACAGGGAGAGAATTCGCCTAGAAATGCTAAAGAAATTGTGAATTCTGTTCAAGAAGAGGGAGCAAAATCAATCAAGGTAAATGTACCAGTATCTGCAAATGATGAACTTGTAGCTATTCATAATCTTTCACCAGAGCAGATGCTAGCTGATATTAAGCTTGGTGGATTCCCTAGTCCTTCAATTGCTGTCATTAGAGCTGATATGAGTCATGATAAATATGGCGATGTGTCTGTAGTGTTTGGAAGAGATACAATAGACCCAAAGAAAAACAGAAAAAACAAAGTTTATGGCGGTGATGCATATACTCCTACATTTCCTACTATCGAATATAAGATTAATGAGAAACGACTTGATGAAATTAAGAATATAATCCGTTCATTAGCTGGTACTGCAGAAAATGAATTGGGATATATTGGCCTTGATACAGATAATCTTGAGTATTACCTAAATAGCAGAAATGGAGTAATTCAAGATACAAAATATTTTGATGATCCAGTAATTAAGGTCGCATTCTTAAATGATAAGGGAATCAAGTACAGGACAGAGTATCAAACTAAAAGATTAAGCAATAAATTTGACAATGAAGAAGTAAAAAGATTTTCAGATGCTGCATTATTTGATATTGCCGAAGCAAAGCAGGATTATGAATATGGACAAAAAAATCCTGAAGTTCTTAATGATGTGAGAAAGTGGCTTAATAAGTGGTGGAAAGAAAACTTTGACGTTGATGACTTCTATACTGAAAAGAATTTTAATTCGTTTGATTTATACGAACTTTGCCAAGCTGCATATAAATACAGACAGCATGGCGAAACACAGACAGTTAACAA